AAAAGACACCCCATGTGGTTCTACTTGGTGTTGTTGCCAGTGTGGGACTCGGTGGTTTAGCCTTATCAAAAATCTTTTCCAAACCAACACTCATGGCTGAAGGAGCTGTGATTTCTAGGATCCAAGCTGCTGCTATGGCTCCACGTAACTTTGTGGAGAGGGATGATAAATATAAGAAAGTGTATACAAACAAACTTTCTTTCCCTAAAGCAAGTGTGTCGACCACTATTGACTCTTTTGAGAGTAAGATTGACAGAAATCTGTACGTGCTTCATGTGCAGAGAATTGATGAGAAATCTTTGGTTGAAGTTGGAGATTTTAAATGGGTGAATGCTTTTCCGGTGGGTAGTTGTTTATGGGCAACCGTAGGCCATGTGTTTGAGCGTGGGGCTTGCTATAAGGTGAAGTTCCAGCTTACCAAACATGTTGGCATCAAGAAAGTGGTTGTAATGATCAACGATGCCAACATTTTCCGATTTGATGGACTTGATTTATGTGTGTTGAATGTCCCCCAGATGGGAGATAATGCGGACTTGTCCAAGTATGTTCCTTCGCGAGGGTTTGAGTATCCAGTTGGTGCGCAGTTGTTTGTGTATCATAATCACTACACCCAAGCTTTTGAAGCTGACGATCCTGTCGAGTGTTCCTCGTATAAGATCACGACTAAGTTTGAAGGAATTCGTAATGTTACTGTTACTGGCTATGGTAGTTTTGACCTGTTGGTCTACACCGCTGACAATCATAGTGGCATGTGCGGATCTTTAGTTGTTATGGCAGGACGTAGCCCAACAATTGTGGCAATGCATTGTGCTGGAACCCCGAGTTCGAGAGAATGTGGTTCTGTTGTGTTGACAAAAGACTTGTTTGAGCTTGCTCGAGCGCACTTTGGTGGTGTGCAAGTGAAAGAGTCTGCTCCGTTGCCAAGCAATTTGCTTGGGAAGGATCTCGGTGTGATTGGTGATGTGCACTATAAGAGTGCAGTACATTACGTTGAGAGTGAGGACACCAATTTACAAGTTTTTGGTCAGCACGGCCTTGCTTTGAGTAAGTTTAGGAGTGATGTGATTTTATCTCCCATGGCTGAACATGTCAAAGCGATTTGTGGCGTCGAACAAGAGTTCTTTGCTCCAAAGAAGGAAGCCGCTCGACCATCAATGCATAGATTCTTGACCAAAGGGAGTGAGTTTGATGAGAATAAGTTGGTTAACCCCAGGTATGTTGCTGTGGCTCTGATGGATATTAAGAGGAAGCTTGAACCCTTTGTTGAGAGCTTGGCTGAATTCGTGCATCCCTTGACATACAAAGATGCCTTGAATGGTGTGTTGGGTGTGAAAGGCTTTGATCCTGTGAACCCCTTGACATCAATGGGATTTCCTCTCAATGCTCCTAAACACAAGTTCTTTGAGAAATGCCCATTGGCACTTGAACTTGGACTTGAGTCCGTGAGGTTTGCCTCTAGGGTGCAGTTGGATGACGGAACCACTCAATTTGTTTACGACCTAAGGTTCGACCACGAATTGGTTGATGTGGAAGGACAAGTGGAAGAGATGCTCAGGAGCTGGGTCGATGGTGAACGATTCAATGTGATATTTAGGTGCAATTTGAAAGATGAGCCAATATCATTGAAGAAAGTGGAGGCCAAGAAGATTCGTGTGTTCGCTGGGGCACCAATACATTTTGTCATTGCAACTAGAATGGTGATGTTGACATCCATGATGATTCAGCGTAACTTCCCAACAGTGTTTGAAAATGCTGTGGGTGTGAATGCTGTAGGAAAAGATTGGATTCACATCACCCAACACTTGAGTAAATTTGGCACTGAGAATTGTGGCGATGGTGATTATTCAGCTTTTGACCAATCCATCAATCCTGCTTTTTCTAAGGCAGCTTTGGACTTGCGGCGTTGGATTCTGCAAAAGAGTGGCTTTCAAGAAGAGATGCTTTCTATTTTTGATGGTGTAGCAACAGAAGTGTTGTATCCCATATTTGAGATGGATGGCTTGATCTTCTCAGCTGCATCTTTGATTGCATCTGGAACACCCATTACTGTTGACCTCAATAGTGACATTAACGTGTTGTTGTGTCGATACTGCTATTATGCAGCAAATGAGGTTGACAAGTTGGACCAAATACCACTCTTTTCTGATGTGGTGTCGTTGATGGTTTATGGTGACGATGTGGTGTTCAATGTTGACAAATCAACATGTGAAGCGGCTGGAGTGCAGTTCGACATGGTTGTGATGAGCAGAGAGCTTGACGCCATTGGGATGCAATTCACAAATGGATCCAAACAAATGCATACAGTTCCTTTTAAAAGATTGGAAGACTTGACATTTCTGAAGAGACGTTTTGTTCGGCACCCACAACTTGACTCTGTGATTGGGTGTCTTGAAGTGAAATCAATTTATAAATCTTTGATGTTAGCTAGGAAGCCAAAGGCAAACCAGAAGGAGTCTGTTGCTGAAATATGTGCCGGAAATCTGAACAATGCTCTTCGCGAGTTCTTCTGGCATAGTTTTGAAGCTTATGATGATTTCTTACCCAAAGCTATGGCTATAGCCAAAAACTCAGTTGATGCTGAGGGACACAAGGTGAGTGATTATTTCACTCCTGTGACAAAAGATGAGCTCATTGAGTGCTACAACTCTACATTTTCAGTGTATGACACAGCCATCGAGAAGGTGTTTGGCCCTATGTCTGTGCAATCAGGAAGTTCCACTATGTGGGACCATGTCACAAGACCGCATGGCTTTACTGACAAAAGCTGTTGTTTCAAGTCGTTGATTAGGGTGTTTACCATCCAGAAGGATGATATTGAACAACGTGCCCACACTATGGATAGGGATTCATTTCGGTATCTCCATGGGCAATTGGAAAGAGCCTTGAGTGAGCTTAAGACTGCGGAGCGGCAGAGAGTTGACTACTTTGCTTCTTTACGGTTGGCAGCAAAAGCTGAGTATGGG